CAAGTACGTCGAGAGCGATGACTTTGAGATCATGTTGTTTGGCTTCAAATATGGTGACGGCCAGGCTGTCGTGTATGACCTGGCCAACGGCGAAGAGTTGCCCAACCACATCATGGATGCGCTGACGGACCCGACCATCATCAAGACCGCGTTCAACGCAGCGTTCGAGATGGCTTGTATTGGCTCGCACTTTGGCCAAGAGTTCATCAAGCCCGAGCAGTGGAGATGCACAAGCGTGCACGCCCTGTACCTGGGCCTGCCCGGCAACCTGGCTGACGTTGGCAAGGTCGTTGGCATTGAACCAGACAAGCAGAAGATGGCCGTAGGCTGGGGCCTGATCAGGTACTTCTGCATTCCATGCAAGCCGACCAAAATAAACGGTGGCCGCACACGAAATCGGGCGCAACACGACCGGGCTAAGTGGCAGCTGTTCAAAGACTACTGCTTGCGAGACGTTGAGTCTGAAGACGTGATCGCTAACAAGTTGGCCAAGTTCCCAGTGCCTGACATCGAGTGGCGTTTGTGGCACCTGGACCAGCGCATGATGATCCAAGGCGTGATGCTTGACACCACCTTGATCGACGCGGCCATCGAGTGTTCCGAGTTGTTTAAAGAACGGCTGACCAATCAAGCCATGCGGCTCACCGGCTTGGACAACCCGAACAGCCGCAACCAATTGCTAAAGTGGCTGCAAGAAGCTGAAGACGATGACACCATCACGGACTTAACCAAGAAGGCCGTGCCCGTGCTGTTGGCCAACACCGACAGCAAGGTCGTGCACCAGGTGCTGATGCTGCGCCAGGAGCTGGCCAAGACCAGCGTGTCCAAGTTCAGCGCCATGGCCAGGGCTGTGTGCCGCGATGGCCGCGTGCGTGGCCTCACCCAGTTCTACGGTGCCAATCGGACCGGGCGCTGGGCTGGCCGAATCGTGCAGGTGCAGAACTTGCCGCAGAACAAACTCAAGGACCTGGACCTGGCGCGCAACCTGGTCAAGGCCCGTGACTTTGAAACCCTGGCCATGATGTTTGGCACCGTACCAGACACACTGTCACAGCTCATCAGGACAGCTTTCATTGCAAGCCCTGGGGCTACCCTACTGTCGGTCGACTTCAGCGCCATCGAGGCCCGTGTGATCGCTTGGCTGGCCTGGTGCGTGTGGCGGCTGGAGGTATTCAAAACCCACGGCAAAATCTACGAAGCATCGGCTGAGCAGATGTTCAAGCTGCCCGCTGGCAGCGTCGACAAGAAGTCACCATACCGCCAACGAGGCAAGGTCGCCGAGCTGGCGCTAGGGTATCAAGGCGGGGTCGGTGCTCTGACCACCATGGGCGCGTTAACCATGGGCTTGACAGAGGACGAGTTGGACCCCATCAAGGTGGCGTGGCGCGAGGCCAACCCTGAGATCGTGCAGCTTTGGTATGCGGTCGAGCGCGCGGCCAAGCAGGCGGTGACCAATAAGACATCGGTTGCGCTGGAGATTGCGGGCCATAGGTCGAAGTTGTTTTTTAGATACGAGTCAGGGTTTCTCACTATCCAATTGCCAAGCGGTCGCAAGCTGTTCTACGTGAAACCACGTATTGAGAACGAGGACCTGGTGAGAGAGAACAGCAAGACCGGCGCTCGCTACATTGTGGCCAGCACCGGGTCGTTGACATACGAAGGCCAGGACCAGAAGACCAAGCAGTGGACCAGGCTTGCAACGTATGGCGGCAAGCTGGTGGAGAACATCACACAGGCAATTGCACGCGACTGTCTGCGCGAGTCGATGCTGGCGCTTGACGAAGGCGGGCATCAACAGTTATTTACTGTTCACGATGAAATCATCGTGGAAACAACCGATGAAACCGATTTGGCCAAGGTCGAAGAGATCATGGGCCGGGACTTGAGTTGGGCACCAGGCTTACCTTTGCGTGCCGATGGATTTGCGACACCCTACTACATGAAGGAGATTGATTGATGAATGCAGACGAAACACAAGTTGGCGGCAGCCATTACAAAGATATGCCAGTGCAGCCATGGGCTGTGATGGAGGCGGTGCTCACGCCCGAAGAGTTCAAGGGTTTTCTCAAGGGCAACATCATCAAGTACAGCATGCGCCAGGGGCACAAGGACAGCGACGATGTTGGCAAGGCTTTGCACTACATGCAGAAACTTGAAGAGCTAACATGGTGAAATACGTTGTCATCTATGTATTGATCTGGTGCTTGGCTTGGCTATGCACTGGGATCATCTCGGGTTTTATATGGGCGGGCTGGGGTCTTGCATGACCGGCGGAGTCAGACCAGGGTCGGGCAGGAAGCTGCCAAACATCGACGAGCGCAGAGCCTTCTACTTGCATGAGCAGGGCATGCCTAAGAAACAGATTGCAGAAAAGTTTGGCGTGCCTTATAAATCATTGTTGACCATATTCAGAAAAGCAGGTCGCGCCCTCAAGCGCGGGCCATACAACCGGGAGCCAGCATGACTAGCGAAGAAGATGAAGCTTGGGAACACGTACAGCGGATTGGGTCATTGAACCGTAAACGTCAAATTGAAAAGTCCAAAACCGCTCAAGAGTTTTACGAAGAACTGCGCAATGGCGTGATCGAAGAAGTAGCCCAACACATCGAGAGGCTCACGGGCTTCGGCAAAGATACCGTTGACGGCTTGACGATTTACATTAGGGACCTGAAGAAATGAGTTACATAGTCGCATCACTGCCGCCCGTTAAGTGCTTTGTAAAGCGTGAGTTTTTGTACAACCATCATAAGGGTCACGGCGAGCTTGAGCCAGCCATTTGGGTGAGTCTCAAGGCATTGCGAGGCCAGGTGTTTCGTATTGAATCCCTGTTGCCCAACTACGGTGCCCTGTATGACAAGCTCCCCATTCACGCATACGTGTGGAAAGAAGGCGCAAGCGATTTGCCAATTGACACCTTGCAGTTGTGGGATTGCATGGGCTATCAATTCACAATCGTAGAAAAGATTGCACTGCGAAATCTCAGCGTAAAGTTTTTAGGCAAGGACAAGCAGTGGCACTTTGGCCGCTACATGTTCACCGTAGACTTCTGCGCCGATGAGATGGCGCTGGACACCGGCTTCACCGAGCAGGCCGAAGAGCACAAGTCATTCAACTGGATCATGTTGGACAACGGCCAGTTTGCTTGTCAACCAAACAACCGATGCCTCTGGTACGACCAAAGCCTGGTGCCTAGCAAAACAAAGTTCCCTGACTTTCAAGCCGCGCAACAGTCGTGGTCTGTGGACGGCTCGCGCAAATGGGCAGCAGGAACTGATTGGTTTTATTCCATCGATGAGCGTTAGTCTTTCTCTCCGCCCTCAACCGTTAAGCCCTCGCGCAGGAACTGTTTCTTTTGACGCAACTTCTCACGTTCACGATCGGATGTTTCGGAGGTGATTGCGCCCTTGCTTTCCAGGCGTTTAAGTTTGCGCATCTCGGTATCCAAGTCTCTTATCATCGCCTTGGTCTGCGACGCTTGAATCTTCTCTGAAGTATCCAGGTCAATCGGTCGCGCCTTAACACCCACGGTTTGCATCGCTGCATATTTGGCTTGGATGGGTAGGCCGTCGGCACCGATGCCGGTGTACTCGGCCAAGCCCACGTTCACTGGTTGGCCAGTGCTGTTGGCAATCACGTTCATCGCGCGCTCAAAGTGAGTGTTGCCCACAGCGATCGCAGGTGAGACTTGTTTCCAGGTCCAGGCCAATCGTTTCTGTGCAGCCTCGGCATCCGTGTCTGTCTTGAGAACGATGTCCTTGTTGCGGAACGTGTCCTTGTTGAACAGCATCGCAGCAGCCGTGGTCAAGACCGGATTGTTTGGCGTCAAAGGTGCAAGCAGTGGGATGCCGCCCGCGTTGTTGTGAGCGTCAAACAAGTCGCCGCCTGGGAAGATGCGGCTCACGTCCAGGAACACTGGCAGGTTGGTCAGGTCATCCATGCCCAAGCGTATGGTCTTCTCTGTGCCCAATGACAAGCTCGCGCCCTTCATCCACTCAGGTAAGAACTGGCGCTCTTGCTTCTCCATGTCCTTCGTCTTGTTGCGGAACTCTTCGTCTGTTACATATCGACGAATCACGGTCCACCAATCTTCGTCGTCACCACCGCCCAGACTTGCAGCCATTGCATACATGATTGCGTTTGCTGTGTACAAGGCAACAGCTGGCGCGGCGTATCTGAACGGGTGCTCAAGTGCTGTGTTGGCCAAGGCCGGAATGGCTTTGAATGTGTAGCTGAAGAATGGCAAACCAACTGGCATGTCTCGAATGATTCGCGCAGCCTTTGGCAAATTGTCATACGTGAAGATGTACTTCTGTGCGTAGTCAACTGAATCGTCCACGCCCAAACCACGGTTGCGCGCCTCGCGGTAGATCATGTATCGGAAGAATTGATCCTCGGCATCG